AGATAGTAGTGACTGTGTAAAACTGGTCCAGATGAATTAAGTATTCTTGTTATATCTAACTGTTTATCTTTCTTAAGTCCCCACCAAATACCAGTAATGGATACTCTTGACCCAGTGTATTGAACTAAACCACCACCAGTTTCATCTGGGATGCTATCTGGTGTTACATATACCTGAGTTGATTTAGTCATATCTGTTGAAAGACTTAAATCAATATTACCACCAGCAGATTCTGTAATATAACACTTGAAAACAATTTCTGTTTCCGTGTGTTTGATTATGTGCTTGAGTGCCATTTAGCAATTCCACTTTCTTAGTGCGAGTGCTTTACGACTTGGTTCACCATTAGGTTTCTTCATTGGACCTTCCATGCCACCCATTCGTGCACAGAAAGACTTACGACGATTCGCTGCTTTACTGCCAGCTTTTAATTTGCTTGGTGGTGTAGTAACTGGTGCTTGTAAATTAGCACCTTTAGCATTATATGCGTCACGACCTTTTTGAGTCAGACCACCAGTAGAACTCTTGTGTCCTTTGGCATCAACTGCTGCTTCTTGAACAGTTTCTTCTTTAACACAAGATCCAGGTGCGCATGGTTTAGTTCCTGGAACTCGCTTGTGATCTTTCCAGCAATCACAGGACTCATTTAAATATTCTGCAAATGATTTAAAAGACACTTGGCATTGCTCCTTTAGTCACTTTACCATGAGACATTCTAGACTTTTCTACTTTACGAACTCTAGAAACTAATTTCTGAGCAACACGAGAGATAATATCTTTTCTCTTTGACATCATTTTTTCAATTCGTTCTTTTTCACCAATAGAAACTTTAGCAGGATCACGACCACGAAGCATTCTTTTCTTCATTAGTTTGATTGCTAATCTTCTTGCTCGTTTATTAATAGTAGCTGGGTTTGAGAATCTCTTTAATGCAATCTTAGTTGAACGACCACGCTTGGCAGAAGTCTTACGGAGACGAATCTTACCTTTCATTCTTTCTGTGCGAGAAAGAACTTCCATTAGATCATACTTGGCTTCTTCTTGTAGTGGTGAGATTTCTTCACCATCGTCATCATAAACTAAAACGATTTCATCTTCTTCGTAGAGATCTTCAATGTCTTGATCAGTGACAGAGTCTACCATTTCTTCAATTTCTGCATCAGTAAAATCTTCTTTGAAGAATGGATCTTTTGACATTGTTGAGTCAGTACCAACTCCAGGTCTTTGTTCGCCACAAGCACACTCGTGTTTACCACATTTTGGACAAACTGCTTTCTCACCAGAGAATGCCTTACGAGCAGTTTCAATATTCTTTAGTTTAGTGGCAATAATTTTATGTCCACGGGATTCTTCTAAATCAGCTTCTTCATGTAGATCTGCACCAACAGTTTTATGTGGGGATCTTTTAACATGATCTACAAAGTTCTTAGCATCACTATGTGATTTGAATTTGAAGAAAGCACCCTTATCTGAGTGACCATCGAATTCACCACCATGTGTTTTAGCACCAGACATTACATGTTCGACATCTTTGTCATGAGGTTCTTCACCATACTTGCTACCATCATCAACATGAACGATATGTTCTTCGTCTAGTTCTTCTTTCATTTGACCATGTTTCTTTAGATCATTATCGAATTGTTTGTTGGTTGCTTTGTTGATACCTTTAAATCGTTTGTCACCTTTGGCATAGTCACCAGAGGCATCAGCTGCTTTAGCAGATGCAGCTGCACCTGTTTTATATCTTGCTAACATATCAGTTGATAGTTCATTAATGTTTTCTTTTTCTTGCGTATGTTTAGCAGCAAGAGTTTCTTTTTCTTTAGCGTGTTTGAGAGCCAACTGCGCTTTCATTCTCTCTTTAGCAACTTGATCTACATCTTCTGTTTGATATTTAACTTTCATATGTCGAAGATGGTGAGCACTTCCAGGAACTAATGTATGACCAACTTCACTTGGATTATATGTGTTTAACTTTTCAGTATCGTCTTCATCAGTAAGATGCGACTCTTTCATGTTGTAATTGTAGAATGTCAAGAAACCTTTAGTCTTACCAGTTGGCTTAGTGATGTCTTGTTTAGCACCAGTATCTGATGTAGATGGCTCTAGTTTATCTGTGCCGTTTGGTTGTATGACTGCTTCTTTCATTTCTTTTTCTTCCGTAGGTTTAACATCTTGAATCCATTTGGAAACAAGATTGCCTGACTGTTCTTTTAATAGTAAATGATTTGAACCACGCTTAACGATTGTAAACAAATCACCATTTGATTCTACAATGTCACCTTCATTAAAAATCTCTCCACGAAAATATTCTTCACGGAGTTTATTTTTAACTAAAATTAAGTTTTCTTTGACTGGTTCTAAACCTAAGCCAATGCGGACATCGTTCATTAGACGACGACCATCAAGTTCACGAATGTTGCTTGGTAGCTTCTTTTTAAATTCTTCGTACAATCCTTTAATCGCCAACTGCTTCATTTTAGCAAAGTTGACATCAGGATTCTTTTCCGTGATTGGAATAATTTGAATGGAGGTATTTTCTTTAACAAGTTTCTTTAGTTTATCGACTTGTTCGCTTCCAGTAACTATTACAATCTTCTTATATTTCTTACCCAAATCTTCTAGAAGGTTATTGATCTTAGACTCGTTCACAGATTGGAACTTAGTCTTAGGGAACATTAACTTGAGGTATTGTTCCTTCTTCTCTTCTTGAATTAGGCTATCTTTAGTGGATGCGTAGATGACATGATCAGTATTCTTTTGCTCTGACAGTCTATTGACAGTCTTAACCATTAATTCATGTGCTGTAGTTGGAGGATCGAAATCTCCGAAGGCACAAACTAAGGTTGTTGACGGTAATTCTTTGATTAGTTGTCTATAATCTTTCATACGATCCATCTATAAAGTAGTACATATTATTTAGGAGTTTATATCCTTACATTACAGCTAGCATGCCCTGTGCTGCAGCAACGATCCAACGACAGGCGATTTCGTCTGAGGCTAGTTCTTGTTGTGCACGGATGTCAGCTATCTCTTGTAGAAGGAATGCATACTCTTCAGAGGTTAATTGTCCTGCTGCATAGTTCTCGTGGATTACTAGGAGTTCGTTTGCCAATGATGCTGCTGGACCACCTAGTCCAACCTGTTCTCTTAACTCGTTTAAGATACTCATTTTATCTACCCTTCCAAGCATCGATGGTTACATCGACTCGTGTTTTATTAAGTTTAACAATACTCTCGCAGAATAAAGCACTCTTGCTTTCTTTGGCTTTCTTTAATGCTTCTTCCATCTTGCCGAATGCATCCGATTGAGGATCACCTCGTTCGAAAGAGTAAACTTTGAGAGTTTCTACTTTGTCCAAAACTGGTTGCCAATTGGACTTATCTTCACAACTAATCTTACTTAGTCCTACTTTAATCTCGATTGCTTGACCAAACATAACTGGGTCATGTGGCTTGGGAAAGATTACTGCACAGCCAGAAAGAACTACTAATGATAGTGCTAGGATTAATCTTTTCATTTCATCGCTTTCCTTAGGTCGTTGTAAAGAGCATCTTTATGTTCTGGTTTCATCTGACTTGATAGATGAGAATGGAATTCTTCTTTCTTACCTGCTGATGCTAAACCTCTCAACTTAGTTCCAGAGACACCCTCAACACCTTTGGCATTTTCGTCTCGTTTACCAGCGTTCTCAAATGTAATGTCCTTAAAGTTATACTCTCCATGAGCACCTTTAACTCCATTATATTTCTTGAGTAATTCAGCCATTGGTTTACGATCTTCACCACCAGCAAAGTGTAGATGAGTCACACCTTGTTTATGTAAGTCTGCTGCTTGTTGAAGGATAGTTGGACTTTGTTTATCAGCAACTTTGATATTAGTTCCAGGGAATGCATTTTGCGCATGCTTTAATTTTTGCTCAGGAGAAAGAGGATTCTTTGCTTTCTTCTTTTCAGCTGCAGTTGTATCTTGAGAACCAGATAGAACTAGAGTATGTCCACCACCGAATTTCTTGGCAGTGTTCTGCATATGTTGAACAAGTTTCTCATGACCAGCAGTTGGTGGGTTCATACGACCAAATGCGATTGTATGATGATTATCAGAAGCATTAGTATTACCTTCTTGTGCTCCACGAGACTTCAACAGATTCTGACGAGCAAACTCTGCACGATTGACCAACTTGGTTGGCTCTGTTACACCATTGTGAGTATGATTGTATACGAATCCTTCTGGCTTGGAAGCAACACCACCGATAGAATGTTCATATCCACCTTCGTTTGATTCAAGACTATTGACCAATTCATTCTTGGCATTGGCAAGATGACCATGCATCTTTAGTAGATTGTCGTAGTGTTCTTTGTTCTTGTCAATGTGTGCTAATTGACTACCAGCATTATCCATAATCTCTTGCTTCTTGGCAGGAGTTTTAATCTTTTCAAACTTCTTCTTTAACTGAGAAGAAACATGAGCAGAGAATCCTTCAGTGGAAGGTGTTTCACCTGTGCGAACTGTTTGATTGATGTAGGTTGCTAGGTGTCCTGCTTCACCGCTATGCTCTGCGTGAATTGCTTTATACATCTTGGCACCATGAGTCTCATGAATAGTCTTGGCTTTGGATAATTCTCCAAGCACTTTCTGTTGAGACTGTTCAGAGTACTTTGCACCTGCAGCATCGTAGCTGGCAGTGTGATGATAGATGTCTGCGTGAGAGCCGAAGTCACCTTCAGAAACATTACCAGTTGCACGCATGTTGCTTAGGTTAGTTCCTTCGTATTTGGTATGAGTAACTAAACCAAATTTAGATTTGTTGATTGAGGTAGCTTTGTCACCCTTTGCACCATAAGTGATAGTGTTTGGTGTGAAAGAAGTTTTGTCTCCTTCTTTCTTAAGATCAGGTTTAGTGAACATCACATCACCTTGAAAGACACCTTTCTTTGGTGCGATCTTTGGTGCATGTTCTAATGCTGCTTTAAGTTTTTCTACAAGACCTGGAGCATGTCCATGATTCTTCTCAACATCTTCAGGTGTATAATTTAGTTTTGGGTTTTTATTGAAGGCAGACTTTGATGCAACAAAGAATTTACCATTCTCTGGGTGGTGTCCATAAACCAAAGATGGCGAACCATCGTACTTCATCGTCAGTTTGTTGGAGTTCATACCTTGTTTGGTATGGAAGTGTGCACCATGTAGAGCATTATACGCATGATTAAATCCGTCTGCTCCATGGAACAGTGGACGATCCTCAGCGTGAGTAATGTGTTTGAGTTTTGCACCTTCTTCGGTTGGTGCACCTTCAGTCAAAAAGTCTTTAAATCCTAGCATCATATTACTATTATACCCTAAGTTGCAATTATTGTCAAGCGATAACCCTACGGAATTGAGGGGATTATTGCAGCTTGAAAGTGCCTACTGCGCTCTTGTGAGCACCAGAGGATGATTTAATCGTATAGCGAGCAGCAACTACTGGCTTGTTAGTCTTAGCATGGATACCTTTAATGGTAACTGATGTTCCTTTTCCTGGAACTACATGTAAAGAGTCTGGCTTAAATTGCGATAGATGTTCATCGGCTAAACTGTGCATTGGTTTGATCACGGATTCTGCTTCTCCGTTATCTTTAACTTTACTGTGCACAACTGTATGAGGAATATGAGTATTTGGTGAAACATTCTGACGAATGATGTTTGCTAGATCTTCTGGTTTATGTTGTGCCATACCTGTAGCAAACGATTGAGTCATCTCAGTTCTTGCTGCAAGGTTAGATGCACGAGCAGTTGATGCTCTTTGACTTGCTTGTTGACGGAATGCTTCTTGTTTCTTTTCTGGTAGTGCATCGTGTGCTTGAATAAATTTATCCAAGTGTTCATGCATGATTTTCTTTTTACCAGAGAGTTTCTTGCCTGCTTGAATTGAAGCAAGACCCTCAGCATGTTTCTGACGAATGTCGTTGATAGGCATTTCGTCAATCTTAGTTTGAATGTTTCTTTGATCTGCTGAACCAGTGTATCCCATTTTCTCCATGGCATCAGTATGATGCTGCATTGGAGCACCAAGAGATCCAGATGATAGTTTAGCAGTTTTCTCTAATGCATCAAGTCCTGGATTGCGATAGTTTGGTTCATTGGATCCATACTTGGCAGAGATACCATGATGACCAACTGGCTTACCTTCTTTGTCGTGCAGTGTAACAATCAAGTCAGCGTTGGAGTTTACATCTTTAACACCAGTAGTTTTCTCGTGGTCACCAGCAACATTTGCTTTGTCAGCGTTTGATGTCCAATGAACATTACCAATATGAGCATGGTCACCAATATGTCCTTGGTCTTGCATGCTTTGTTTAAATGCTGCTGCAGATTGTTTTGCATGACGATCAATTTCGTCATATGCTGCAGCTGGAATCTTTTCTCTTAGTTTATCGTGTACTTGTTCTGGAGTACCAGCATGGTCTGGGTTATCAGAGAAAGAACGATGATGCTCTGGAAGTTTAGTTTCAGGATGTAGATGTTTTGCTAAAAGTATCTCATGGAGTTTACCTTTATCATCTGAATCAACTGATGAAGATTCTGCTTCTAACAGCAAGTCTTCTTTTAAGACTTCTTCTTTAAGAAATAATTTGAAATTTAACATATGTTTACCATGGATCCCCAGAGAGTTTTAAAGATGATGCCATCTTTTCTGACTCGAATTTAAAACGAATCTTCATAATCTTTTTTTCACCAGCTTTTACGCCAATTGATTCGTTGCCTACTTTTTCTAAAGTGATGGGATACTTTGATAACGCATCTAATTTCTCGTTTTTCACTGGATCCATCACTGTTGCTTTATAGGGAGGTTTACTTCCCTGTCCTGTAACTTTAATATATGGAGGATACTGCACCTCAGCATCCATCCAATCAGAGAGAAGATATTTTAACAACTCTTGTTGTTTAAATTTTAACAGTCTCTCTAATAATTTATCTCTCATGCCTGACATCATTTTAACACCAATCTCCTCAGTCTCTTTTTTGACTTCTGGATGTGTTCTAATAAAAACTTTTCTCTCTGTCGCAGGGTTTGGTAACTTAAATCTAGTTATAGTGTCTTGCAATAATAATTTATATTCATTGGCAAGAGACATAGTAAGATTAGTATCAATAGTTCCAACACCTGGATTCTTAAATCCAATATCACCTGATCCTTGAGTTGCTTTAGCAGACAATCCTAAAAATCCATCTGCTGGACCATCATTAAATTTAACCAATATATCAGTTGGATTCTTTTTCTGGTCTACGAATCTACCAACTGCTGATGTCATAGAGTTAGGTCTAGCAGTCCACCAAACTTTATTAACGAATCCTTTGTATTTATTGTCTTTAGCCCAATCAATAAAATACTCTGCCATTGCTCTGGCTTTACCTTCAGCATCTGCTACTTCTTCTGGCTTGGCTTGCTTTACACGCTGATCGTATTGTAATTTAGCAGACGAGTCAAACCATTTATCACCTGCTAAAACATAGCCTGTATAAATTTCGTTAATGTCTGATAATACGGTGTTTGCAGTCACGAAAGTTCCTAAAAAGATCCCAGTAAGGATTATTTAGGACGACGAGATGCTCTGATAGTTCTCTGGTATTTACGATCCCACTTGGCGATCTGCTGCATCAGTTTAGGAATTGCAGCGTTATTACGATAGTCGTAATTGAATGCTTTGAGGATGTAGTTGAGAGTGGAAGAATCTTTAGAGTTCTTGGCTCTATTGATTAGTTCTTCTGTGGTGATGGATGGTTTGTAGATTTTGAAATCAAGTAACACACAGTGGGCATATGCCTGAATTTCATCGAACTCAGAGAGATATCTTCTCTCAATGTTCTTCTTTTCATGTTTTACTTTCTTGTAAGGAACGACATAGTTAGACCATTCATCCCCTCTTCTATCGAACTGCATGAAGTGTATTAACTCATGCATTTGAGTCTGCATTATACGATATTTAAACTTGTTCCATGTATCGTATGTGAATGGAAACCTATCGAACTCAGTTGTGTATATCTGAATACAACACTGTCTTTCATCTGGTCCATACTCACCACCAACGGCAACATAGTTGTCGTACATTTTGGCTTTGGATTTTTGTGGGAGAAACTCGACTTTGGTTTTCCACTTTCTGAAGTAGTTTGAAAGACCCTTACTATCGTTGCAATAGTTGTCTAGGTCTTTCCATACTTTCGAAGGTATAAAGGTTGCTCTAAATGGACGCTCGTGGAAGTTGAGCAGATCCATCCAATCGTAATTAGCGTTTTCCAGGAATTCAAAATTGCATGGCATTTTACATCCCAGAAAGGCATTTTACATCTTGAAATTACCTTCCAAGAATGCGAGTACCTTTCCCTGCTCCTCTAAGTTAGTATTGCTAAACTCGGTAATATAAGGCATCAGATCAAAGTTTGATAGTAGATTACTATATTTAGTTTCTCTGCCTCTTAGGAATTGTTCAGACTGGTCGGAACCCCTATCCTTGTATCTCTGTTCTAGGATCTCCTTCGGTGCTTTCAAATAGACCACCTGTAATTCGGTATTTGGAAGTCCCATGGCGAACTCTAAGAAAGACTGATTAAAGATTCGATCTCCTTCGAACAGGATGTTACAGTTGTGAGTCTGAATCCACTTTTGTAACTCAGGCTGAACCGCCATACTAAGACGATCTGTTCCAGCGAAGGTTTCACCCTCTTGATACTTACCAAGAATATAGAGATCCAACTCTTCATTATATAATGCCGATACCAGTTTGGCTGGCTCTGTTTCGATACATTGTTTACCTTCAATAAACTTACGGAATAGAGTTGTCTTACCAGTTCCAGGTTGACCACCAACAGCAATCAATTTACGAGTCTTCATAGGATTAGTCACCTTTACAATATTAATAGTGTCACCGACACCGATTCTGTCATTAAACATTTCTTGCTTCTTTAATTAAGTTCTTTAGTTCATCTTCAGTGAACACCCATACTCTTCCAAGAAAGTGATGAGTGTCGCTATCAATACTATGTTTCTTAGTAAATGTTGTTTTCTTAATTATATCCCGTGCAAGATTCTTAGACAAGTTTTCTTTAATCTCATCTGCATAGGTTGGAACAGTTTCTTTTAGTTTGGCTAACTCGAACTCTGCTACCTTATGTTCAACTGTAATCTTATTGAACGAATGCATATCAAGAAAGTCTTCCATATCGAATCCACCGAATGATAGAGCACTAGAAGATACTGTACCTGTACCACCAGAAGATGTGCTAATTGTA